GCATTTGGTGACCGTGGTTGGGTAACAGGTAACGAAGCCAGAGACAAGATCAATATGATCCCGAAGGAAGGACTCGACGAACTGAAAGTTCTTGAGAATTACATACCGGCAGGCATGAGCGGAAGCCAGAAAAAATTGATTCAGGAGGAATAAGACAATGAAAGAGATCGAAACACGAGAAGCGGACAAGCGCTTTTTACGCACACGTCCGGAAAGTTTCAAAACGCGGGACGACAGCGGAGAGCCAATAATCGAAGGCTACTTCGCTGTTTTTAATAGCAACTACGAGATCTGGGAAGGCGCAACGGAGTCGATCGCTCCGAGCGCCTTTGACAACTCGTTATCCGGAGACATCCGGGCGCTGATCAATCACGACACGACTTTGGTCATCGGGCGCACCACCAACGGTACACTCGAGCTCAAAGTAGACTCACGCGGCTTGTGGGGTCGTATCAAGGTCAATCCGAAAGACCAGGATGCGATGAACTTGCACGCAAGAGTTGAGCGTGGCGATGTATCGCAGTGCTCTTTTGGATTCTTCATTCGGGCGGAAGAAACCGAAATGCTTCCTAACGGTGATATCCATTGGACTCTCACGGACGTCGAGCTTTTCGAGGTTTCGTGCTGCACATTCCCGGCATATGAAGAGACGAGCATTTCAGCCAGAAAGCGCGACGCGAACGATCTGATCACTCGCAAGCTGGACGCATGGAAGGCCAAGACGCTCAGCAGAATTCAAGGAGGACATGACAATGGCACTTCGAACAATGATCCTGCGGAAGAAGATCTCGGACAAGCAGAAGGAGCTTGAATCTTTGAGAAGCAAACTGGCCGAGCTGGTAGAACAGGCAGCGCAGTTTGTGACCCGTGAAGAAGAGCTCGAGTCTGCGATCAATGAGGTCTCAACCGAAGAGGAGCAGAAAGTCGTTGAAGAAGAAGTCGAGAAGTTTGAGGCGGCTAAGACCGCAAACGAAGAGGCGGCTTCCGAAGTCAACCAGCAGATCTCTGATATTGAAGGCGAAGTTTCCGAGATGGAAAGACAGCTGGAAGAGATCGAGGATCAGCAGAGAACCGTTCCTCAGATTCCGGACGCACCGGCAGAGGAAAAACAAAAGAAGAAATCCACAGGAAAGAGAGGATTCACAAACATGATTAGAACAAGATCACTCAGACAGATGAATATGGCAGAGCGCGAAGCTTTCGTCAATTCCGACGAGGTTCAGGACCTCCTGAAAGAGATCCGCGCCTGCATGAAGGACCACAAGCGCTCCATTAGCGGCGGCGCTTACACGATCGGCGAGCAGATGATCGGACTCCTTAAAGAGGACATCGGCGACTATTCCAAGCTTTACAGATTCGTTAATGTAAAGAAGCTTTCCGGAAAAGGCCGCGAGATCGTCATGGGTACATATCCGGAAGCATTCTGGGAAGAGTGCTGCGATCCGATTTACGAGCTTGACCAGGCATTCACAAAGGTCGAGGTTGACTGCTACAAGGTAGCAGGATTTTTCGCTCTGTGCAACGCTCTGATCGAGGACAGCGATATCAGCCTGGTTGATGAGCTGATGGTCGCTCTGAACTACGCGATCGGTTTCGCTCTTGATAAGGCGATCCTTTATGGAACCGGAACCAAGATGCCGCTCGGTGTTGTAACAGCTCTGGCTAACGACGCAGCCGGTCTTGCTTTGACAAACATCATCACCATTTCCGCTGCAAACTCTGTGGGCATTAAGCTGTTCCAGTCGTTCCTGACCGGTTCCGGAGTTGCTGACCAGAAATATTCCAAGGGCGATATGGTTTGGTGCATGAACAATAAGACATATAAGAAGATCAAGGCAGAGTCCTTGAGCGTAAACGCAGCTGGCGCGATCGTTGCCGGTGTTGAAAAGAGTATGCCTGTTGAGGGCGGCGCTGTAGTCGTTCTGTCATTTGTTCCGGACGACAACGTTGTTGCAGGTTACTTCGAGCTTTACGTTCTTGCAGAACGCAAGGGCATGACCATCGACCAGTCCGAGCACGTTCGTTTCATTGAGGACCAGACAGTTCTCCGTGGACGTGGCAGATATGATGGCAAGCCGGCGATCCCGAGCGCTTTCGTTGTATTTGGTATCAACAACACAACACCAACAACGGAGATTGACTTCGCAAACCCCTCTCAGGGCTGACAGTCGCGCCAGAAGCTGGTCAGTCCAAAGTCTACACCGTGAACGTGTCTGACATTCAGACAGGCGTTGCGGTTACTGGCAATAAGATTACAGGAACTCTCAAGTATCTCGACGGCTCCGATCCGATCTCCGGATATTGGGGCGCCGGTAACTTCCTCGTTTTGAAGTTCTCGAACGTTGACCCGAAGGCAACTTCCGTCAAGGTGGGAATGGATCCGAGCGAAGGCTCCGGACTGGTTGAGCTGCTTGGCGATCCTGACATGAATTGCGTTGCGAAGGTCACGGACAAGAACGCGCAGGTCTTCAAGGTGGTCACAACAGACGGCCATGCCACAAAGACACAGACGTTCGACCTGTCCGGTTTGGTCTTGAACAACGCTTGATATTCACGGAGGCAAGATAAATGGAACAACTGCTCGTTAGGCTGAAGATCGATCTCGGGATCATAAACTCGACGGTCTACGATCAAAGGCTGATAAGTCTTTTGAACGTCGCAAAGAAAGAGATCGAGAAAGAAGGAGCCACGCTGGATCTTGACGATATCTCGGACTCAGAACTCGTGATTGATTATGCCCGCTATTTGTGGCAGAGCCGGCGCGAGCCGATGACCGAGCCGAGATCCTTGCGTTGGAGAATCAACAACAGGATCTTTGGAGGAAAGACAAATGACTGATACAGAGATCAAACTGATCCGATACGAAGAAACCGGAAAAGACGACTTGGCTCAACCAATCCGGTCCAGGATCGGAACGCCGGTGCTCGCTCAAGATATCCCGGTGTCGAGAATGGACTTTTATTCGGGAGGACAGGCCGGCATCCAGCCGGAATACGAATTCGTGATTCATCCAGCCGAGTATCACGGCGAAGAGGAAGTCGAGATCGTAAGCCAGACCGGGAAAGTGACCTGCCTGCAGGTCGTCCGGACTTATGAACGAAGCGCTGACGAACTGGAGATCTACTGCCAGAGGGAAACAGGGCTGAATCAAACAACAACGTGATCGGAGAGCAAGATCTATGGCGAAAGTTCTAATTTGTGTACCGTGCATGGACCAGGTCGCTGCGCTGTTCGCGCAGAGCCTGGCCCTTTTGCAAAAGAAAGGCCACGAGACGGCGATTGACTTTAAGATCGGATCGCTTGTGTACGAGTCAAGAAACAAGCTGGCGAAGGAAGCGATCGAGATGGGCGCAGATTATACGCTGTGGCTAGACTCGGACATGGCTTTCCCGCCTGATACACTGTTCAAACTGCTTGAAGCAGACAAGGACATTGTGAGCGGACTATATTTCCGGAGATCTCCGCCTTATTCCCTGGTCGCGTTTTCAAAATGCGACACACAAAAAATGGAATGGGCGGACCAGGCAATCCCAGACAAGCTGGCCACGACTGAAGCGGTCGGGTTTGGCTGCGTACTGATTAAGACTCAGGTCCTGGTTGACGTCGCGGAACAGTTTGCTACGTGGTTTGAGCCGATGAACGGATTCGGTGAGGATCTTTCTTTCTGCTGGCGTGCGCGTCAGTGCGGATATGAGATCTTTCTGGAACCAAAAGTCTCTTGCGGACACGTCGGCTATGTGGTCGTCACAAAGGAATTCAGCCGGTCATTCGATTCGGAGGTGAAAAATGAATCAAATTGAAGTGATTTCACTTTTGACAACACTCGAAGAACTGAATCTGTATTATGATCACGCGCCGAACAAGACAAAGGTCCCGTTTTCTGTTATTCAGGTCACACAGCCGGACAATGTATTTGCAGATAACTGCGTATACGTTGAAAACTGGCACTACAGGCTCCTGCTGTACTGCTTTAAAAAGAACGAGCAGCTCGAAAAGAAAGTGAAAAAGCTTTTGAACGGGGCGGAGCTGCCGTGGACCAGGTCGGAGATCTGGCTCGACGACCAGAACTGCTTCGAGATCGCGTTTGAGTTTGACAGCTTAGGCAATATCCCGGAAGAGGAAGAAGGCGAGAACGATGGCTAGAGAGAATGTCGAGATTTCGATCGGAGACCCTTCCAAGTTTCAGACAACCATCGACTCATACCTTCGCGAGCTGGGAATTGACTGCACAGGCGCTCTCGACGATGCGATCACGGAAATAGGCAAGGAAGCGGTGAGCAGGCTTCAGGCAAGTTCACCGACCAGGCAGGCCAAGTACGGAAAGTCGACAGGCTATGCAAGGTCCTGGCGTTTCAAAAAGGTCAAGAGCAGGACCGGCGCGATCGAATCAAAAGTCTACAACGAACAAGGCAACCTGACGCATTTGCTTGAAAACGGGCATCCGATCATCAGCGGCGGCGTCAAAGTTGGCCAGGCTCGAGCATTTCCACACATCGAACCCGTGAATCAATGGGTACAAAGCGAACTGCCTCGTAAGTTCGCTGAAAAAATGAAAAAGAATTAGGAGGTGCCATATGGCAAAGACTATTAAATATGGTTTGAAGAATCTGCACTATGCTCTTGTCACAGAGACTACGCAGAGCGGCGTCACGTCATCCTCTTACGGAACAATCAAGTCTTGGCCTGGTGCCGTATCGCTTTCGATGCAGGCATCTCAGGACAAGACTGTATTCCGTGCAGATGATAGTGACTACTATGTTTCCTATGGTGAAGGCCAGTACTCCGGTACGATCGAAACAGCCATGATCCCTGACGAACTCAAGAAGGACTTGGGTTGGGTAAAACAGGACGACAATGGCTTGCTTGTTGAATCTTCCGATGATTACAAGATCACGAAGTACATCGCTTTGATGTTCGAGTTCAACAACGACGAGAAGGCGACAAGACACGTCTTCTATAAGACCTCTATCTCCCGTGCTGACGTGGCAGGCCAGACCACAGGCGAGGGTGGTACCATCCAGCCGCAGACCGAGAGCGTCAACATCACCGCGGTACCGCGCGCAGACGAGGATCGTTATATTCACGCCTGCACAGGTCCGGCAACCACCACAGCATCGTACAATGCTTGGTACACAACAGTACAGATTCCGGTGTTTACACCGAGTCCGTAATGGTAAAAACTGTTTTTCGTGTGGGAGGTCCTTCGGGGCCTCCCCTTTTTCATATGGGAGGATTTTGACAATGTTTAGACAAATTAACGTGGGCGGGAAGGACGTCAAGTTCCAGTGCAGCGCGGCAACGCAAGTCCTGTACAAGAGACTTTTCGGGAAGTCCCTGCCGTCTGAAATGGGAAAACTCGCAGAGGCTGGCCAGAAGGCGCAGAAGATGACCGAGAAGCTGACCGCGCTTCGTGAAGAAGATAACAACGAGAAAGTCATTGAACTACTCGCAGAAGATAACTCAATTATGGACCTGTCCGCCATGACGCAGGAGATCGTACCACAGATTGCATACATTATGTGGCTCGAGGGCAACTGTCAACAGCGTGACGTGTTTCAAGGACTGACACAGGAAGGTTTCGTCAGTTGGCTGACCAACTGGGAACCGCAGGACCTGATAAATTCGAGTGCTGAGTTCTTCGAACTCTGGAACGGCACGAACAAGACAAACTCTAACCTAAAAAACGCGTAAAGCCGACGGACCGCGTGAGCGATCCCGAGGCGGTATTCATGCTTCGCGCTTTTTCGATGGGGATCAGGTTCGAGGACCTGTTTTACATGGAGGTAGGCGAAGTCTTTGACATGATGACGGAGTTCGTCAATGACAGGGCGAACTATAACCAGATAGCCACACAAGAGGACATGGACAACATATTCAGATAACAGGAGGCGCATATGGCGGGCAAAATCGTCGGAATTACAATTCAACTGGAAGGCGACAACAGTAACCTCACCAAGTCACTCAAAGAGGTCGACAAGCAGGTCGCGCAAACCACCAGCGCCTTGAAGGACGTTGATAAAGCGTTGAAGTTGTCCGGAGGCAAGGACGTCGAGCTTCTGGCGCAAAAACAGGCGCTTTTGACCAAGCAGATCGAAGGCACGAACGAAAAGCTCAAGATCATGAAGCAGGTGGCACAGGATGCGGCGAAGGGCTTGCAGGACGGAACTGTCACACAGGAACAGTACGCGAAACTCACCGCAGAGATCTCCAAGGCGGAGCAGAACCTGGTCGCCATGAATCAGGCGGCGGAGGACAACGCCAAGGCTCTGCGCGAGTGCGAGGACGGTACTGTCCAGATGAACGAAGCGCTCGCCAAGATGGACGAGAACATTGACAAGACGGACCGCGCTCTTCGGACTGTGAATGAAGCGCTCAAACTCAACCCTGACAGCATCGAACTGTCGGCCACGCGCCAGGAACTCCTGACGAAACAGGTCGAGCAGACGAGAGAAAAACTCGAACTCATGCGCGAGAGCGCGGAGAAGGCGGCAGAGGGCCTCGAGAAAGGCACTGTCACAAAGGAAGAATACGCAGAGCTTTCCGCACAGCTGGCGGTCACAGAAAAAGAGTTTGCCGACTTGGAGAACGCGGCATCCGCATCCGCTGACGCGTTAGGCGCGACAGGCGAAGGCGCCGAGGAAGCGGGCGAGGGCATCGAAGAGGCAGGCAAGGACAGCAAGACAGGCGTTACGGCGTTCGGGGCCTTGGATAAAGCCACAGGCGGGCTTGCGTCATCTTTGGCGGCTCTGGCGGCGAACCCGATCACTGCAGTGATCGCCGCGCTCGGTCTGCTTATCACGGCGGTCAAGAAGTCCATCGATGAAATGAAGAAGATCGCCGACACCATCAAGAACCTGATCGTGGCAGCGGTCGAGAAGCTGGCGGACGTGCTATCAGACGTCACGGAACAGATAGACAAGACAGTCCAGAAGCTCGCAGAGTTCACAAGAGAGGGCG